ACTCGGTGCAGATGACAAAATGATCAAATACTCTGTTGGTCAAGGAATGGGAACTAAAGGTTCTTTCCAAATCGCGTCTCTAACGTCAATGTTGCTTATTAAGCACATGTATGTGACGAAATACGGTGAGAAATTATCTCAGTTCAAATACCCACGATCCGCAGTCGGTGATGATCTCTTCGCCTTTGATCCTAAAGGTGAAATCCCTGCATTGTTTTCAATGATAGGGGTACCAGTGAATCATAAGAAGTCCAAGATAGCGACCGAAAATAATTTGGTCTGCGAATACGTCTCCAGAAATATAAATTATGGTTGTGACGTCTCAAGGATTTCCGCTAAATTGTGCCTTTCCATTAAACATAGTTTGCTGGAAGTCAAATCGTTGCTTCTACACCTTGAGGAGCGCGGTGCCATTTTTGATACCTCTAGACTCTTCCACGATCTGATGTCCTTAAAAAAGACAAACGGTTCATTGAGGTTTAAACCTTGGGAATTCGTTAAGGTATGGAAATCAATAATCTGTCATAGAGTGCTGTATGATGATTTACACTCACTGGAATTATCAACCACACTTAAATGTTTTCTTCAGGAACAATCCCTTTTGAATGAAGAAGAGGTCGAGTTTTACCACTTGATTACCGATAATGAGGAGTACTGGTATAGCCTATTGAGTAGCTCTATTTTAGAGTCAAAAAGGGCCATTGACGCAATATCCGGCGAGATCGATATTCCAGATGATGAGCTTTCCGAAATGGAATTAGCTATCGTTAACTGGTACATTAGTAAATCGACGAGTGATAAAGTTATTCCTAATTTTTGTTGGGAGTCACTGGATCCTTTAAAGAGTTATGGGGAAATCATCCTTGAACTCCGAAAAGCAAGATTGAAGTGTATCACACGCCTCTCTTTCGAGATTGGTGCAGGATTAAACACAACATTCTTTGATCGTGAATTACATAGTTACAGATCCAATGATATTGGTGAAGACGTATTAAATACCATCTTCTCCAAATACATGAGAACCCTTGTAAAGGAACTCGAGGACGTAACTTTTGAATTCGGACTTATACCGAGAGGTGAAGAAATTCACAAATCGGTACCTAAGTTTCGTTTACAAAGTGCATTCAAACTAGC